TATATTATGAAAAGAGTATAATAATGAAGTCTTATACTAATCTAATAATTCCTAATGTAACTTTACAAGAAATATCAAATGATGGTAACATTAATATAATTAACAACTACTTTTTTAAGAATAAAAGAGTGGTTGTTTTTTCTGTTCCAGGTGCTTTTACTCCTACTTGTACTACTAAGCAGCTTCCTGATTTTGAAAAAGCTTATGATGAAATTATTTCTTTAGGCATATCAGAAGTATATTGTTTATCTGTAAATGATTCTTTTGTAATGAAAAGCTGGAGAGAATTTCTAGGCATAAAAAAAGTAAAATTTTTAGCTGATAGTACTACTGCTTTTACTGAAAAAATGGGAATGTTAGTAGATAAAAAACACTTAGGTATGGGTATGAGATCTTGGAGATATACTATAATTATAAATAATATGTTAGTAGAAGCACTGCTAGAAGAACCTGGTCGTACTCTTGTAAGATCTTTTGAAGATCCTTACAAAGAAACTTCTCCTAAAAATATATTAAAATATTTAAAAACAGATTAAATCTGTATAGAAGGAAGATTATTATGAATCGTTTATCACAAATTTTATTAACAACTACAGCTATTAGCTGTATTTCTTTTTCGGCTTTAGCCAATCCTTTATCTGGCAGTGTCGAAGTAGAAGTATCTGAAGGCTCTTCTGATGCTTGGAAAACTACTACAACTTTAGGGTTAGCTTTTGAGACTGAAGGACTTGCTTTTGGAGGTTTTAACATTGAATCAGTAGATGCATCTAACTTTACATTAGACGAATGGAATATTGGAACTACTATTGGGCCCGTAACTGCTTCTTTAGGCAAACAAGGAGATATTTGGGTTGGTGCAGAAGGTGAGCATACTATTGCTAATATGTCTATGGATGAAAGCTTAATTATTTCTTTAGACTCAACATCTGTTGCTTTAGAATTTAAAGATTATAAAAATGATATTTCAGAAATAGAATCAATTGCTCTATCTCATTCATTAAGCATTGATCCTTTATCTGTAACTGCTGCAGTAGATTATGATCTAGACTCTGAAAATTGGACTCTAGGTACTCGTATATCTATGGATTCTTATGGTGGTGTAGTTACCTATGGTAAAGAAGCAGAAACTATTGCTTATGAAATAGATGCTTCTATGTCTGACATTACTGTTTATGTAAACGGAGATGAAGATGAAATGTTGCGTAATATTGGAGCTACTTACGCAATGGATTTATCAGGGTTAGCTATCGAACCTAAATTAAATTATGACATTGATGCGGAAGATTTATCTCCCAGCATTTCTGCTACTTTAAAGTTCTAACTCATTAACGATCAGGAGCTCTCGTTATAAAATAAACTCCTTTAAATTATTAGAAAGTTATAACATTGAAAAACGTCGATTTAAACAAATACAAATATTTTGTAGAAAAAGTAACCAGTAATGAAAGCAATGCTTTTGGAGCTATGGTTAAAAGAATGGAAACAATAAGCGATATGGAAGGAGTAAATCCTTCTTTATTATTAACAGGAGCTATAGGAATTGCTAGTGAAGGAGGAGAGTTTGCTGAAATCGTTAAGAAATGTATCTTTCAAGGAAAGCCTTTGGATGAAAACACAATTTTTCACGCTAAACGAGAATTGGGCGATATTATGTGGTACTGGATTAATTCATGTAGAGCTCTTAATTTAGACCCAAATGAGGTAATTTCTGAAAATGTAAGCAAACTAGAAGCCCGTTACCCTGACGGCTCTTTTAATGTATGGTATAGTGAGAATAGACAAGAAGGAGACTTGTAATGTCTTCTTTAGTTTTGAGCGGTGTAGGTTTTGTAGGGTCGGCAGTCATGTCGGCCCTTAGTCATGAATACACTATATATGTTTCAGACCCCTTAATAAATAATAAAAAAGTTTTTGATTTTGAAAGTGCAGAAGGAGCTATACTGTGCCTACCTACCCCCGAGAAAGAGGATGGAAGCTGTGACTTAAGCTATATTGATAAAGTATTAAGTGAGTGTTATCATAACATACCTATACTTATTAAATCAACTATGAGCTTAGAAGGGTTTAGATTTTTAAGAAACAAATACTCTTTATTATCTATAACCTTTTCTCCAGAGTTTTTAACAGCTAAAAACGCAAAAGAAGATTTTAAAAATCAGAAAATTATGTATTTTGCAGGAGATAATACTGATTTTTGGTCTTCTATTTTTTATAAAGCAATGCCTCATTTACAAATAAGTACGCACAGTGATATTGAAACGCTCATATTAGCTAAATATTTTAGAAATTCTTTTCTGGCACTAAAAGTAGCTTATGCTAATCAAATGTTTGATGTTTGTGAAAAATTAAATATATCTTTTGAAGAATTGATTAATATTTTTAGGCAAGATCCTAGAATTGGTGATAGTCATACTACAGTTCCTGGTGATGACGGTAGGGGTTTTGGTGGAGCTTGCTTTCCTAAAGATACAGCAGCTTTATTATACTCAATGAAGCATTATGGTATAGATTTTTCTATTTTAAAAGAAGCAGTAAAGTATAATAATAGTATAAAGGAGTTATAATGTCAGGACACTATATTGAAATTAAAGGACATAAAATATTTGGGTACTCTAGATATATAAATTTTTATTCAGAAATAGTTGCTAATGCAGAAGATGGAGATTTATTTGTAGAATTAGGAAGTTTTTTAGGACAGTCTACTGCTGCAATGGGTACTTTTATAAAAGAAAGTGGTAAGCGAATTAATTTTCATGCTGTAGATATATTTGAATTATCAGATTTTAGTGATGAACCTCATTTTGAAGTTATCAAACAACATGGAGGAAATTTTTATAAAGTTTTTGAAGACAATTTAACAGCCGCAGAAGTTAGAGACTATGTTAATCCTGTAAAGGCTACCTCTTTAGAAGCTGCTTCTCAGTATGAAGATAGAAGTATTTCTTTTTTAATGATAGATGCTTCCCATGCCTATGCCGATGTAATAGATGATATAGAGCATTGGTATCCAAAAATAAAAATGGGAGGAATTATATCTGGAGATGATTATGATTTTGAAGAAGTAGCTAAAGCTGTAAAAGATACTTGTGGAGACAATATTAAAGTGTATCCTAATACTACTTGGTGGTTTAGGAAAAACAGACTTACCTTAGAGGAGCACAGAAGTGTTGTATAAATATTTATTATCTTTATTATTAATTATTATTGGTACTCCTGTATATTCTGAAATAAAGATGAGAGAGTATAGAGATAGAGTTTGTTACGATGGGGATACTTGTTATATTATATATGAATCTTTGCCTGAAAGCTTACAAAAAATGAGTATTAGAGTTTTAGGAATAGATACCCCTGAGATAAAAGGAAAGTGTGATAAAGAAAAAGAATTAGCTTTAGAAGCAAGAGAATTTGCTAATTCTGTTTTTAAAACTGCTAAAAATATTGAGTTTAAAGATTTAAAATGGGATAAGTATGGGGGTAGAGTTTTATCTAATGTTTACCTAGACGGAAAACTTTACTCAGAGTTAATTATTGCAAAAGGACTAGCTAAAAGTTATGACGGTGGTAAAAAAATTTCTTGGTGTGACTAACAATTTTAATATTAAGGAAAAGTAAATGGAGTTAATTACGTTATGGAGTCTAATAGGCTTTTTACTTGCTGCGTATGCGGTTATAGCAAACGATTCAGTACAAACTCTCGGTACATGGATGGCATCAAACAATGAGAGATTCAACTACAAAATTTTATGGGGATCGGCATCAGCAGTACTGCTAGCTACACTATGGTATGGTTGGAGTATAAATGGGGGGGATATTTCATACGGACGACTAAACAAAATCCCGTGGCAAGAGGTTCAGTGGTATCATGCTGCTGCTCCTGCAATCTTGGTTGCACTAACTCGACTTGGGGTTCCAGTGTCAACTTCATTCTTGGTTCTATCAGTCTTTGCAAGTACATTTGTTCTTGAAAAGATGTTGATGAAATCTATTATGGGTTATGGTGTCGCAGCGGCATTTGCGTATGCAGTTTGGTTTAGTATTAATAAGTATGCAGGTACATGGTTTGATGAAACTCAACCTGTCAGTGAAGATAATAAACGGTTCTGGAGAATTGCTCAGTGGGTAGCTACTGGTGGTTTGTGGTGGACTTGGTTATCACATGATATGGCCAACATTGCTGTGTTTTTACCGAGACAAGTACCAATAGACCTTATGGTTATGATTTCAGTTGTATTTGTTGCAGGGTTGTTCTTTATGTTTAGAGAACGAGGTGGTAGAATCCAACAAATTGTTTTGGAAAAACATAACACACGATACGTGCGATCAGCAACTTTGATTGACTTATTCTATTGGTTGTGTTTATACTTCTTCAAAGAGTTAAATGACATTCCAATGTCAACAACTTGGGTATTTGTTGGCTTACTAGCAGGTCGTGAACTTGCGATGGCAACTTACTTTGATAAGAAAAAAACTAAGTCAGTGTTTCCTCTTGTAGCAAAAGATTTTGGTAAAATGATGGTAGGATTAGGTACATCAGTAGCTCTTGTATTAGCAATTCACTATATTATATTGCCTGTAAGTTAAGGATTTACCATGAGATTCAGAGCTATTGTAATGCTACATAAAGGAATATTAGATAATGCAGGGTCTGCTGTAACTAATGCTCTTCACTCTTTAGGTTTTGATTCTGTTTTAGATACTAGAATAGGTAAAACTTTAGAGTTCTCTGCTTCTTCTTTTGAAGAGGCAGAACGTATGATTAAAACTCAAGTAAATGAAGTAATGGAATATTATACTATTGAGAAGTTAGAGGATTAATGATACTACAAGATATAATATTTATTAGTCCTATTATCATACTTATTTCAATAATAATCGTAGGGCCTAGTGGACTAAGAGAATGCAAAAAAAGAAAGAAAAAATGAAAATAGGATTAACTGCTAGTACTTTTGATTTATTACATGCAGGACATATAATGATGTTACGAGAGGCTAAGTCTCGGTGCGATTGGCTAATTGCTGCCTTACAAGTAGATCCTTCTATAGATAGAAAAGAAAAAAACTCTCCTATTCAAACTATAGTTGAAAGACAAGCACAATTAGGAGCTGTAAAATATGTAGACGAGGTTATCATCTACTGTACAGAAGCTGATTTACTAGACATAATAAATATGTATCCTATTGATATAAGAATATTAGGAGAAGAGTATAGACAAAAAGATTTTACTGGCAAAGATGAGTGTCGTAATCGTGGAATTGAGTTATATTTTAATAAACGTGATCATCGGTTTAGTTCTAGTGATTTAAGAAATAGAGTATGTCAAGAAATTGATAACTAATTATCTTTTAGTATGATATACCTTACTAGATTATTTAAAAAAATAATTGACAATTTAGCCTTTAATAATATATTATTAATAGTAATCTAAAAAAAGGAACATAAGATGGCTAAAAGAAAAGGTGGAAAATCTAAGGGTAATGTATCTGCGGGAATTCACTCTAATGTTAGTGGAGCTATTCGTAGAGATATGCGTAATGCGTACCTTTCTTCTGGTGAACGTATCATTAACCAAATGAAAGCTTTGCGTCAAGGAAAACGAGTTATGGTAACTATTCCTAATCCTAATACGAATGAAACTAATAAACCTTTTATTCGTGTTCCTGCTCAGCAAGCCGGTTGGAAAGTGCCAGGAGCTTCTTACGCAAAACAAGGAGCTTAGTTTTGAATTTATTTGAGTTCAAAGACGTATTATATATGAGTGTGCTTGTCTTAGCTAGCTGGTACTCTTATAAAAAAGGCTTCATGGAAGGCTTAGAGAACGGAGTAGATAAATCTTTACTCTTTCTAAATAAAAAAGGATATATCACTCTTACTAGAGACGCTAATGGAGAAATCATAGAGTTCGAAAGTAAAGATTAATGAAATATTCTGAAATCGAGCAGTATGAAAATATTGCCAAATACTATATAAATATCTCTTCTAAAGAGATCTGCAAGTTGATAGACTTTCACGACTTTGAATTAGCTTATTATAAATTAGATTGGTCTAAGCGCAGATCTTCTTCAAGAGGAGGATGGTATTCAAATAAAGGCGGTGCTGGTGTCAGCATCGCCATGAATGCTACTACAAATATAAAAAAAGGTCAAGTATCTAAAGTGCATGAATATGCTTCTTTTAAAGATTGTCCTATTATAGGTAGCATTTATACAAAAAATACAGAAGATAAAATTGCTCTACATTGTTTACATGAAGTAGCACATGCTGCTCAATATTGGGGTAAATATTTAAAAAGAAAATCAGCAGGAAATCCTCATGGTACCGTGTGGAGATCTATATATCGACATCTTAGAGTTAATATATTAAATCCTAGACTCGAAGATCAAGCTGTTTTAAAATTAGAGTATGACAAAGATATTTTATCTTTAGGAAAAGAAAAAATAAAAACTAATTTAATTAGGCAGATAGCAGCTTCTAAATAGCTAGGAGAATATTATGAAATTTAATTTTACCGTTGAAATGTTAAATGAACTTATAGGTAAAGGAAACAATGAAGTTTCTGTTTGGCATAAAGCTATGACAGAAATATTACCTAAATATGAAATTGATACTCCCGAAAGAGTTGCGGCTTTTATAGCTCAATGTGCTCACGAGAGCAGAAACTTTACTGTACTAGAAGAAAATTTAAACTATAGTGCTGCAGCTTTAGAAGCTGTATTTACTAAATACTTTAG